CGCCAGTCTCATTCGTTGATACTCTATACCGAGCCTAATGTTTTCCGCCTCAAGCTCGGCAATGCGCTTGCGAAGGTCGTCCTCGATTGGACGGGTGTTCCAGTCATTCGGCGATAGCCACCAACCATTAATGCAGCGCTCGTTTTCACAAGTTACTTCAGGCTCAATGATATCGAGAGGCATATACTCTAAATCATCGTAGTCAAAAAATGTTTTTGTAAGTGCCTGCCCGCCACAAAACGGACACGGACGTAATTCTTCACTCATCTCATCCTCCTAAAACGGATAATCTTCAACGGGCGCGTCTTCGCCCTTCGGTGTCAAAAACCCCACGCTCTCAGCCGTCAACTCGTAACTGCTTGCCCACGTGCCGTCCTTGCGCTGGTACACGTTCGGCTCTGCTTTCAACCGCCCCTCGACCAACACCTTCGAGCCTTTGTGCAGGTATTGGTTGCACGGCTCTGCCTGCTTGCCCCACACGCTCACTCTGAACCAGGTGGTCTCGTCTTTCTCACCGTACTTGCGCGACGTTGCCACGCTGAAGGTCGTGACTGGATCGCCAGCGGGGGTAAAGCGTTGTTCGGGGTTTGATCCTAAGTTGCCGATAATAATTAGTTTTTGGTACATTTTTGCTCCTGTAAATATGATTGTTTTGATTGATAATCTTCGCACTCTGCACCGCTAAACCACGCTATCGGCGCGTGCTCTTTTTCACACGTCACAACTAACCGCTTCGGCTCTGACCCTTGCGGTCTCACAATTGCCGTTTGAACGTACCGGCAAGTCACGCATTGTTGGTCGTTCATGCCGTCACCTGCTGTCTGTAATACTTGATAAATTTGTCGGCATTGGTCGAAACCTGCTTGCCGTCTTTATAAGGCTCATAGCCTCGCATACCTGAATAAATCGTGTCAATGTCAGCCTGGTTGAATTCGTCTGAATCGGTGTAACCCTTCGCATATGCCAGCCACCACGCACGTTCATCATATCTGTCAGCACCAGCCCAACGCGCTACCAGATTGTTGCGCTGGATGATAGCCAGCAACTCAACCGGCTTTGGCAGGAATTGCGAGCCTTGCGTGAGCGCGATGGTAGATGCCTCTGCCAGTACCATTCTCGGATTGTGACCGAGTGTTTGGTGGTAAGCGCGTGCTCTCTCAACGTCAACCTGCTGACCGTATGCAGACGAGAGACGTTTCATAACGAGCGTTGTTTCTGCAAGTGTGCTCATTTGTCCTCCGCGAATATAGGCGCGTCTTTCAGAATTTCGTCAAGTTCAGGACTGAGCGACTTGTGACCGCCGTTGTTGCGTCGTTTCGGGTTCGTCCGTGCTTTTAGATCCTTCAGCGTCCAGTTCAGTGCACTTTTCATACTGCCGATGGTGTAGTCTTTTTCCTGCATAGCCAAAAGAGCATTGCGGTAATCGTCAGGCGTGCCACCGGCTTTGATGATCTTTTCTACCGCGTCAACCTCGTCAGCATGCCAGCGCGGGTCAATTCCTGTGATTTCTTGAAAAACATACCCAAACTTGAAAATTTCGGAATCCGGCGTAGTAGTAGTAATTTCATTTTCTATTTCCTTTTCCTTTTCCTTTTCCTTTAAGACAGACTGTCCACAGTCTGTTGACAGGGTGTACCCAGAGTGTATTAAGAATTTGTTTTTCAATTCACAGTCTGGTATCGCCTTGATGTCCGCTTCAATTCTGGTTTTTACAGACTCATTTTTGTAAGTGTGGTACTTTTGCATGTTTACTATCCAGATCAAGCCATCCTGTGCGTACACCTTGCCGGACTCCGCAAACTTATTCAAGATGGTGTTTATCCGGCTCATCCTCATTCCTGTTTCAAACGAGATCAACTTATCGTGAATTTCATACAAGCCTGATAGTGAAGACTTGTCATTTGAAAACAGGTAAATAAAGAGCAGTTTTTCGTCCGGCGCTAATTCCAGAAACCAGTTGTCAGTCCATATCTGAGTGTGAATCTGTCTGTAATTAGCCATTTCTATACCTCCCAGGGGCTTTTGTAACCCCTCACGACTGGCTCATCAAATAAGGCGGGTTGTGATATTTCGATTTCGTCAATATTTTCAGGTGGCGGATAATGACAGCTATTGAATGCGTCACCACGACGTTTATCAGCATTTGAACGTGAATAATGTTCCATCTGTGTTGGTTTAGCCTCCTCATATGAGCGTGCTAACCAACGTCCAGCCTTGCCACTATGAGCACAAACCGGCAGGTGGTATTCGGTAGTCAACTTTTCTAAGATAATGCGCACTTTGCGATCATCCATTGAAACGCGTCTGCAAAGTGCCTCAATGCGAATCAAGTTTTCTTCACCCACATGCTCGCTCATTACAGCTGCGACCGGTCTTATGTCGGCTTCCTTGATTTCGGCGGATTTCAGTCGGTAATAGTCGTTAGGGTTCATGCTTTCCTCACACTCACGCTGGGTGCCCCCTCAGCCCTAAATTGGACGATTTCCGGGTGTGCCAGCGCATAACCGTCTAATGCTTTGGTATCCCAACTAACGCGCGGCTTGGACCAAACGAAGCTGTGGTATGTGCCTTTGACCGTGCGACCAGCGGATAAAACTTCCTGCTTGATGTCGGCTTCCAGCATTGATTTTTGTTGCGAAAGTGCGTCAACTTTTGGTTCAAATTCTGCGTCAATTTCTGCGAGTTTTTCTTTGATTTCAGGCGTCAAAACCGTGTCGATTAGTGCCTGTTTTTCTTGATGAATCAGGTCGATTCCTACACCTAAATCTGAATACTTTTCAATCTTTTCGTAAATGTCCATCTCAAGCCTCACCAAAATAGTCTGGGTCAATTGCAGTCAAAATTATTTTGCGGATTCTCGTTTGGCGTTCTGTAAGTTTGTCAACGACGAGATTTAATGCATAGTCTTTTGCTTGGCTCAAAACATAGATTGCACGATCATTGTTGGTGTACTCACGCAGCAGGATATTTGCCTCAAAAGCCTTTTGTTCTTTTGTTTCTTTGTTATCAATAGATTTGTTGTCCATCTCAATTCTTTCTGCCAGCCTATAAAGACGACTGGGGGGCTGTGGTAAAGGAGGAGGAAACCCCCGCCTAAATTTCCTTGTTAGCGCGTGCTTTGAGAATGACGCCGATAGCCTGTTTCTTTTCCAGGTATTCGGCTCGTTTTTCGTCATCAACGCCATTCTTCAAGCCTTTGTTGATTCCGAGAATCATCGCTTGCAACTTGTCGTTGGGAATGTCACCGTAACTTACGCCTTCGCTATTCTGGACTTTCATTGCGCGTTCAATGGTCATAATGTCCGGCTCAACCTTCGAGGGCGCGTCAACTGCAAACGTCTTAACCAGTAAGTCGGTCATCGGATCAGGGGCTTCAACTTTTTCTAGAATCCGCACCTGGTCGATCACCTCAACGTCAATCACGTCACCGTTTTCGTCAACATCCGCGCCTAATTCTTCCGGCGTGTAAACCACAGACCCGTTCATTACGTCAGGGCAGTACCAACGAACCCCATTACTCATTGCCCTTGCGAATAACATATTGCGAGGGAATTTGTCGAGGTTCTTCGTTCCGGCTTTTTTAGCGTCTGCAATGCTGAAACTTGAAGTGCCGATTGTCGTCCAAGATCCGTTGAAGTGCTCCATAAATTCGACGGTGCAAACAGTGTCTGTGTTTTCAGTTACGCGGTAGTTGTAGCGTCCGCTTGACTTGACCTTGCCTGCCATAATACCCGCCCCGAATGCAGGCTTGCCTTGAATGATGTGAATGCCGTTCATTGAACTAAACGGTCCAATTCCAATTTCACGCCCAGCCATAATCTTGACAATTGCTTGTGAGATTTTGGTTGAGTCTGTGAAATAACCGCTTGATACCATCGCCTTCGCGACGTTCTCTAAATCGTTGTAATTTTGAATTGCGTTATCTTGATATGTTACAATTTCCACGATAGCTCCTTTTGTCTACTGGGTTATTAGTTCGTAATCAGCCTCGACTGCAATCGGGGCTGAAACGTTTTTGATACATTGCCATTCGTTCCAGAGAATCTCTCTTGCCTTTTCCAGACGATCTATTTCGTCTAACAGATTGTCCAGTTCCATATTCGGCAATGGCACTATGTCGCATTTCTTCAGGTAACGAGTCCACAAAACTTCGATCTGGTTTTCTACGCTCAATAACTGCTTGGGCTTGCCATGATGATTTGGTTGTAATTGCCGAAACACGTCTGGATCTCGTGAGGTCAAGTTGATTAGAACGGTCATTTCCCCCTCCGCTCACGTCTCGTCTCGATGATTCCGGTCACACCTGCAACTACCATAATCAGCAGGCTTATTGCTCCCCAACCTACCGCGAAATTGAATAGTTGGCTTGCCATTATTGCTCCTCTCTAAAATGGGATATTTGGGTCGTCTGCCATCGGGTGGATGCTGAACTCGTTCAGGCAATCCAGGCAGACGTAGGTGAAATTGTCCTGATGCTCAACGAGATAACTCTCGCATTTCGGACAGGCTATTACTTCTTCGCGTGGTTCTAATCGGGATAAATAGATTTCTTGCGTGTCAAACATGGCTACCCCTCTTCCAAAATAGGTTCTAACGCCTTGATGGTTCCTTCACAATAACGAACCGCTTGTTCGGTTGCTTTAATTATTTGGACTATTGATTCGGCGAGCAATACCATCTTTTCTGGATTGAACTCGTCCTGGATGTCTTGGATTTCTGCTTCGATGTTGTGTAGATGATCTAAAACTGCTTTCGTTACGATATAAACCTTCTTTGCCTTCATTTTGCTCCTTTTCTCGTTCTAACTTTTCTGTAACCGCTTTCCTGATATACTCACTTCGGTTGCCATTTGATACTCTATCAACCTGGTCGCTCAAGATCTTCGGTAGTCTGAATGCTGTCAATACTGTTTCTGGTTTCTTCATAAGTCCTCGCTTTCTCTATCTAATAAGGATTTTACTACCTTGTTATACAAAAGTCAAGAGGCAATTTCAGACCAATTTTAGAAACTCGTTTTATCCAGGGATGCGCGTTCAAGCCCTGTTGATAACGCAAGGTAGGCAAATACTCACAAGTGAGAGCAAATCACGAATTTAGGCGGAATTTTTGCGTCTGTGTAGATTGTACACAATTGTGCGTTGTCGATTATGGTCGATAAAGTAAGCGGGTTTGTGAGAATTGTCGATTATGGTCGACAAACGAAAAGCAACCTGCGCGTTTATTGCACAAGTTGCTTTTGTCTTACCCCGATGTTTACTCTATCATGACCAGACGGGGTACGCGGTCGGGTTGCTTAAGCGTGTCTGGTTCTGTAAAGAAACGGAAACCTTCTGGCAGGTCGCCGTCTAAATGACCTCACCGTAACCAGAACGATGTGCGGGATTATCGCGAATTACCGCAGCTAAGGTGCGCATTGTTAAGAGGCGTAGCAGGTACTGTTGTGGAGCTGGTGGTATTCGAAACCACGTTCAGTTAGGGCAATGCTCTAACTCGATCCCTGTCAGCCCCTTGTTATTATAACCGCAACGATTCCTCCGCCCACTCGACCGCTTCACGATGGTCGTATGAGTTGTGAACAATTACAAGGTTTGCGCCAACTACTTCTATCTTTGGTTTGCAAGGGCAATATGAACCAGGAACGTGCTCACGTAAATCATACATAGGCATAGCGTCTACATCATCATTATCTAATAACCCTTGCGTTACAAGCCATCCGAATTTCATTGCGCCTTATCCGGATTATATCTATCCTTGACGTACCAACCACGCCCCTTGTAATGCACGTTCGCAACCTGATACACTTTCTGCAAAGTCGGCTGTTGGCAATCTGGGCACACGGTTATCGGGTCATCGGTGTAATGCTGAAATATCTCAAATTGTCGCAAGCAATTATCGCAATGGTAAATGTATGTTGGCATTCACATCCTCCAATATCGGCAACCTGTAATGCGCAATCCGCTTTTCTGCTATCTCGACATACTCCGCTTCCCGCTCAATGCCGACAAACTCACGCCCTTCCAACACGCAAGCAATGCCAGTCGTGCCAGAGCCTGTGAATGGGTCAAGCACCACCCCGCCTGTTGGCGTTTTCGTGAGCCGAACAAGGTAGCGCATCAGTTCGATTGGCTTGACGGTGGGGTGGAAGTTTTGCGCCTTTGTCTTGCGCTCATATTTGACGCCATGACTTAAATATTCATCACCGCGCCCATTGTCTACAACTGGCATTCCAACCGCGCCTTTAATGTCAAACTCCTCCATCCCCTCCAGCCCAGCGTTGCGCTCGCTTCGGCTGGCTTTAGCGCAGTAGAAGAACCGCGCGGCTGAGCCGGAGTCGCCGCCATAATCGCGCTCTGGCGACCAATCGCTTTGCTCTTTCCAATGCCCGTGTTTTTCAACGTGATGCGGTTGTAACTTGCCACTCTTCGTCACCGGAAACGCCGCCAGTACCTCATCCGAGCCTGGATTTAGCAAGCGTATAAATAGTCGCCTAATTTCATCTGGCATTGATTTGTAAACGCTTTCACTAATCCGCATAAGTCCTCCCGTGTACTTTGTAATGGCACGGTTGGCAAAGCGTTATCCCATTATCAATGTTCCATAATTCGGGCGTATTTCTTGCCATATCTCTGTCGGTCACTCCGTTCATTTCAATAAGTTGAGCAAGCGGAATAATGTGGTGGCTTTCAAGAACTTCAATTGAGCCACAGTTCACGCATTTACCATCGCGTTCTTTTACCGCATCCATCCACTTGCGGTTTTCAGTCAATCGCCTAATTGAACTGTTTAGCCTACTTGACCCACCGCGCCAGTTGTAGTGATTTTCACCGCGCGTTTTCTTGCCTCTTTCAGCAACTCTGTCAAGATTGTTCTTACACCAGCCGCTAATTGACTTCGCTCGTTTTCGGTTGGATTCTTTACTTTTCGGGATACCGTCAAGATGATTAGTTCCTTTTTCACGCCCTAATTCAAGCGCGTTCTTTTGCGCTTCGGTAACTGGAAACAATCGCTTTGCTTCGTCCCTATGCTCAAGACAAGCAACCCATCTAACCTTCGCCAGTTCTCTTGGTCGCCTATAAAGCGACTTGCCACAAATAACACACTTGCAGTTAGGCGTTCTCATCAAACCACCTCGCAAGTTCCATTAGTTGTGACGGCGTTACATCATCGCGTAATTCGTACTCATCTTCGGGATAAGACAAAATAAGGTTCGCAGGGAAGCGACCTTGTGAGCCAGAAGTGGTTGCTTCCATCGGCGGTCTGTTTTGACCCGTGTGACTATCACTCCATTCACGATAACGCTGTAACCCGCTTGGCTGATTACTTTCAAAGTCACCCACCCTGCCCCCGTCAATCCACAAGCCAGCCACGCCCCACGTGAGCGCGTTGTTGACGTACGTGCCGTCAATCGGCTTCATCGCCACGACAATCGGCTCAAACGCGGGCTTGAGCGCAGTGCCCCAGCCGTGCCAGAGTTGCGCTTCGGGGGTGGAGGGGGCGGTTCGCATTTGGTCATTGCCGTCAGCATTGCCCCAAATAGCTTTAGATTCAACATTTTTTCTTGGATTGCTTCCGTCTGGTCTAACATATTCGCCTGTAACTTCCCTTTCCGCCCCAGCCTGTTTATCAATCCCCTTGCTGATGTCGTAACTTTTTGGGAATCCGCTCCCGTATACCCAAGCGATAGTGTCACGGATTTCAAAGCCAGCGTCCTCAATAGCGCACACCATTCGGTGATAGGTGCGAGTGCCGCCGAAGGCAAGCAACAATGCGCCTGGTTTCAGCACCCTGAATACGGCTTGCCAAGTTTCAGGCTGGAACGCAATGCCGCTTGAATCCCACTTCTTACCCATGAAACCTAACTCGTAAGGCGGGTCAGTGATGCAGGTGTCAACGCTGTTCTCAGGTAAGCCAGCCAACACTTCCAGACAATCGCCTAAGTGCAACTCAACGCTCATGCGCCCACCTTCCTGTAAGCAGTGGCGGGCTTGCCATTGCGCGTTCGTACCTTGCGAGCCGTGACTTCGCCGGAAGCCAATTTCGCCTTGAGCACCGCCGATGCCTTGCTCCAACTAACGCCGGTGTAATCCGCCACGAGTTGTGCGGTGACTTCGTCGGGTTCAATTTCTGGCAAGCCTAACTCTTTTGCCAACTCTTCTAACAATTCAAATTCGGTCATTAGATCGTTACCACCTTTCGTCCGTCAGGTTGCCCCTTATAACGCGCCTTACTCAGATCTAACTTGCCGTCATTCAAAAGGATTCCGCCGATGTCCGAGCGCCTTGTATTGCCGGCGACCCTGTTTGCGTATGTGGTTTTGAGTTGCCAAGACGGACATTGAATAAGACGCGTGTTCTCGAATTTACTTCCGCTGTCGTCCATAGTGTGCAAGTGCCCTCTGAAAATATAGTTAGGCAATGGCAAACCGAGTTGTGCGTAATCGAGCATTATTTCAGATGCGAGTGAAGCCGCCGAAGAAGTCCACGGTCGAAAGCCAGCCCTGCCATGATGAGCGAGGTCTACCGTCACCCCGTCAATGTCAATTGTCATCTGTTGTTCGATAAAGTCAGCACCTAAGCCCTTGTATAGATCGCTTTCAACCGCGTGATCAGTGCCAGCATGAGCAGCCGTGCCAAGTATGCCGATAAACTTGTCCGCAATGTCGCGGTAAGGCGCAAGCAGTTCCTTCGCCATAACCACCTGATCGCCGACTTCTTGCACAAGTTGCGTCGAACCGTGATGGTTGAAATCGATCACGTCACCCAAATGCGCCACGATGATGCGGTGCTTCTTGCTCTTGCTCTTGACATAATCGTAGAAGTCAAGCCAGTTCGCATAGAGCCACTTCTGCAAGCGGTTCGCCTCCATGACCTGCGCCTCGTAAGTCGAGCGATTGTGCACGGTGAAACGCAAGGGTGAAACAGCGGTTGACGAGCCAATATGGGTGTCGGATAAAACTACCAGGATTGTCCCTGTCACCTTTCGACCACCTTGATCCAGATTGTGCGCTCATCGGTTCGTCCAGCCGATGTTGTAATCAGGCACGCCACCTTGTAATTGATGCCAGCCGTACCGCCTGATAGCCAGACTGTCACTTTACCGTCGTCTTCAGTCCAACTGTCAACGGTGATGCCCGTGTCGGCGGTGATGGTGTGGTCGGTGATTGTTTCGCCGGTTGCGAGCCATTCCGTCCAGTCGAACACATAATCCAATACTGCCGATGGGTCTTTCAATGGGTTTTGCAATGTCAATGACATTTGACCTCCAATGTTCTGTTCTCATATTCGATTGTCGCAGTTCTATTCTCATGCGGAATTGCGAATGTTCTGTTCTCATATTCGATTGTCGCAGTTCTACAAGCCGGTGTTGGCGAGAGAATGAACAATCCGCAAGCAGTGCCAACCAGAACGTAACTCCCCATTCCGAGTGCGAATATGCGGTGTGATGTCAGGCTTGCATCCGTGCCTGTGAGTGCATAAGAGCCAGCCTCACAAGCCATAACCAACGCGCGGTAGAAGTCGGCGTTTGTGCCAGTCAAAGTGTACGAACCTGCTTCGAGTGCCATCGTGCGAGCAGAAGTCAAGCCTGCGTTTGTTCCGGTTAGCGCGTAACTACCGGTCTCACAAGCGAGCGTGAAATTTTGCGCACCTTGCGTGTAAGTGAGTGTTACATCAGTCCCTGTGAGCGAGTAAGAACCTGCTTCACAAGCGAGCGAGTAGTTGCGTTGAACTACGAAACTTACACTTGAACCTGTGAGGGTGTAAGCGCCTGCTTCACAAGTGAGCGAGTACGCCTTCGAGTTGCCGAATGTAATGTCCGTGCCGGTTAGCGAGTACGAACCAGGCTCACAGACAAGCGTGTAATTTCGTTGAACAGTGAGCGTTGCATCTGTGCCTGTGATTAAGTAATTGCCAGCACCACACGCCAACACATAATTCCGCTTGACCGTGAGGTCGGCATTCGTACCAGTCAGACTGTAACTTCCAGCCTCACAAGTCAACACATAATTCCGCTTGACTTCAAAATCAGCGTTCGTACCAGTAAGACTGTAACTTCCAGCTTCACAGGTTAGCGTGTAATGTCGGGTGACTGTGAGGTCGGCGTTAGTACCAGTAAGCGAATATGAGCCAGCCTCGCAAGTGAGTGTGTAGGATTGTGCGCCCTGTGTATAAGTGAGCGTGACATCCGAGCCTGTTAGTACGTAGGTTGTCGCAATTGTGACGGTTGGAACGGGAAGAGTCCCATCAGCGCCCACAGTCCACGTGGTGACTAAATCGGGTGTGGCGACGTCTTCGGTAGATTCGTAGCGATTGCCACTTTCAAAAGCGTTGATGATTGCCCACTTGTTGTCATACCACCAAATGCTATTGTCGCCCGATGTATATGATGGTTTGCCGCTCCACATCACTACATAATTGTACGTTCCATTCGCGTCACTCGACCCAGCCCCACTCACGATAATGTCGGGATAAGCCCCGCCCGATGCAGGTTCGCAAATGAGCGTGCGCGAGGATGTAATATCCGCATTAGTGCCTGTCAGACTATACGAGCCACCCTCGCACGCCAACACATAATTCCGCTTGACCGTCAAGTCGGCGTTTGTGCCAGTCAGCGAGTACGAGCCTGCATTACAAGCAAGCGTCAGGTTTTGCGATGCCGGAGTGTGAGTGAGCGTGACGTTCGTACCAGTCAACGAGTATGAACCGGCCTCGCAAGTGAGGGTCAGGTTTTGTCCACCAGCCGAGTACGCGACA